GGCAACAGGACCTAACATGTCTCTTACTGTAGGTAACTTGCTTGATGTTGAATAACTACTAATGCCAATCATATTACCTAATTCAGTGTTCAGAGTACTGTCAGTCATCATGCTGTTTAGATCAGGATGTGCATCATTGTTTAATGGTGTTTCTGCTAATTCAATACCACCAAACATACCAGGAGCCGCACTAGCATTAATCATACGTCCGCCGCCCATGTCACCAAGTTTTGTTCCGATTGCGGCTAGTGGATTAGCCGCTCCGGCCGCTGACTCAATTCCCATACCACCAAAGTCTAATCCTTTTAAGTCTGCTGGCGGGGCTGTTTTTGTAGGATCACCTAGATCTTTAAGACTTTGTATTCCTCCGCCACCTTCACCAGGCTGAGCTAATTGTCCGCCACCAAATCCAGTTGCACCTGCATCATAGCCGCCAACTCCAAGTTGTGATGTTGCCGCTTGATTTTGCGATAATGAAGTTGCACCAGGCGATGTACTATATGATGGTGAACTTGGTATACCACCAAAACTTGGAGTTTGATATAAACTTGCATCACTACCTGAATATGTTGGTAAATCAGCAAATGGGTCAGTTCCAAACTGCTCAGCACTAGCATTAAGTGCCGCCGGATCATTTATATTTCCTAACACTCCTTCAATTCTATCTTTATATGCAGGATTATGTACGTCATTAAGATTGACACCTTGGTCTTTTAGTGCTTTATTGAGCCCAGTAGCATTACCAAGTTTGTTATTGTTTAGTCCTTCAACTATACCACCTGGTGTGCCTAGATTTTTTATTTCAACTCCATTAAAATAATCCACCAGTTGAATTAATGGCCGCTCCTGCACCTTTCAAATCACCGAATGAATTAGTTAACCCTCTGTCACCCATACTGCCCATATCTTTTACACCTTGCCCAAAAGATGAAAAGTCTGTGCCTGCTAGATTTTGTTGAGTAAGCATGATGTCATGACTATCTTTGATATGACTATCACACTGTGCTACAATAGAACCAAATCCTCCACAATCATTTTTGTTAAACAATTTTGCTTGACCGTTTTGTAAATTAGTTAGTGCAGTTTGTGCCGCGGCTTGATTTGGGCTTGTTCCATCAGCGGCGATAGCGGCCAGTTTATCTTCTATTAGTTTGACGTTAGGTGCTTTATCAATAGCAGAGCCATCACTTTTGTGTATGCCAATCATAGCAGTCATAGTTGCTGGTGTTAGACTGCCTTTAGGTTTGCCAACAGTGTTATATTGATTTTCTGAAACTACTGTTGCATTTCTAGCTGAAGCGATTAAGTCTGCCATTTTGTGTTACCTACTTAACAATACTAATTCCACTGCCATCTGGAGTTTCAATACCAGTTGTAGTTTTAATATAATGTTTTTCCATTTCGTTAATAGTTCTTGTTGAAAGCATAACATGTGTTTTGCTTAGAGTCACAGTGTGATTTTCTAAGTCGCCAGTGAATAAACTCTGCATTAGCCCAATCCCCTGCTGACTTGGTACAACTGTACATGGCTTGTTAACCACGTAACCATTATCTGTTTCTTCAACAACTTTTGCTATTAACTCGTCCCCATTGACGATCTTGAAAGATACAATAGTATCCTTTTCATATTTTTTTGAATTAAGCATTTATTACCTCTTTTAATTGTTCTGGTGATAATTTTGCTAGTCCTTGATATCCACCTTCTACAAAGATGTCATCACCTTTATAAATTTGTGGGACTGACCTATGCCCTTGATTAATCAACCACTCTCTTTGTTCTGGATCTTCTTCAATGTTAACAACTTCAAATGGAATATTGTTAGACTCTAATAAGTGCTTTGCTTTGTCGCAGTAAGGACAGTTTGTTTTTGAAAATACTTTTAACATTTTTTTCTCCCTTATAAAGATGGTAAAGCATCATAGTCGACTGTTTCACTCATTACGCCAATAACATAATTAGTTGATTCATTTTCTTGTAATGCTGTTTGTTTTTTACTTGTATCACTGTGTTTATTAAACCACGGAATTGGTGTTGTCTTAGGAGCAGGGTTCCAATACTTGATACCAATGTCTTTTAACGCACTAACCGCAGTATAATCTACAAAATCTTTAAGAATGTTTTCATTGAGTCCAATAACAGGTCCTTTCTTAAATAGATAGTCAGCCCAGGCTTTTTCTTCAGCAATAACATCTTCATACATCTTTTGAACTTCTGCTTCACATTCTAGTTTTGCTTGAGCAAACCGAGGATCTTCTTTAACCACTTGATTAATCATCCAAGCAGTCCATTCTTTGTGTAGTAATTCGTCTTGTAAAATTAAACTAATAATGTTACCATTACCAATAAAGATTTTATTTTCCACCATAGCTAGTGATGTAGCAAATGACACCATAAAGCGGAATGCTTCTAGACCATAACTGGCATTTAGAGCCATCCAAATAGCCTTAATATGGTCTTTTTCGTCTATTTTATGCCCTAATTCTTTCTTACAGTTAATGATGTGTAGTTTGTCATAGTATTCACCAATACTAGACGCCATTTCAACAATTTCATTAGTATCATGGATAGTGTTAAAAATATCTTTAGGTACATTATAAATGTTACGAATAATGTGACTGTATGAACGTGAGTGTATGTTAGTTTCAAAGAACGACCAATTATAAACCAATGCTTCTAATTCTGGCAAGCCAACAACAGGAGTAAACACCTGACTTGGTGCTCTACCTTGTAAACTATCCAATGCTGTTTGACGCAATAAGTTTGATGTAAAGATATGACGAACTGCATCACTAGCATCTTTAAAGTCTTGACTGTCCTTAGTTAATGAAACTTCTTCTGGTACCCAAAAGAAACCTCTTGCTGTTTGTTCTAGTTTAACTGCCTTGTTGTATTTTACTTCTTCAAATCTTTGTATGGTTACTGGTCCTTGTGGATCAAGGAACATTTGTCTATTTAAATAATCTGTTTTTTTCTTTAGGTCGTATTGTTCTTTACTCATTATAGTTTACATGCCTCGCAATCTTCTTCTTCAATTAAATTTGTCCCTATACTCTGTGAAAGATATTGCGCCGCAATTTCTTCCGCTTCAGAGCTTTTAGACCCCGCTTTGTTGATAAGACTGTAATAGAAAGTCTTTAGTCCCCACTGATGTGCCTGCATTAGGTTTTTAGCAATAAGTGTAGTTGGTATTTTATTATCCTTAAAATGTGCTGGATTATAAAACGTATTTGTACTTATGCTTTGATCAACATAAGCGGCCAAGACGGCGGCTGTTTTGATATAATCTGTGCAATCAGTTTGTTCCCACATCAATTGATATTTATTTTTTAATCTATTATACTCAGGAACAACTTGAATAAATGAGCCTGCTTTTGATTCTTTAACTGAAATCAAACTCATAGGCATTTCAATGCCGTTAGTTGAGTTAATAACAACACTAGAACTTTCTACTGGAGCAATAGCCATTAAAGTACCATTACGTACACCATACTGTCTCATTTGACTTCTTAGTTCTTCCCAATCAAGTTCTCTAGTTGGAGTAAAGTCTGCTAGTTTGTTAACAGCTTTAGCTCTTAACTCCCAAGGAAATGTTCCTTGTCCGTATCTAGTTAATTCTGAATGTGTACAAGCACCACGCTCTTTAGCAAGTTCAACTGATGCTTCAGTTAAGAAAAATGCCTGATGTTCCATCCATGTTTTAACTTCTTGTAATGCTTCTGGCTCTCCATACTTAAGACTACGTTTAGCATGCCAATATGCTAAGTTAGTAACACCAATACCTAAAGGTGATATTTCATCGTTACTTAATTGACTTTGCACAGACAAGAAATCTTGATAGTCTAAGATATTACACAAACTACGTTGTAAAATTCTACATGCTCTACGCATGTCTTCTGGGTTACGGAATGAACCCCAGTTGATACTACCTAAGGTACATAAAGCAATTCTTCCTTCTTCGTCATCTAAACGTTTAAATGGTTTAGTGGGCAGTAAGATTTCACAACATAAGTTTGATTGATATATTGTATGATGTTTTGGATCAAATGGTCCTTGATTCATAACATTATCTACAAACACAAGATAAATTCTACCTGTATCTGTACGTTCTTTCAATATTCCTGATTTAAATACTTCTTCAGCTGACATAGTCTTTTTACGCAGACTAGTTTTACGTTCGTACTTAACATACAGTTCTTCAAACAGTTTAGTGTCGCTATAAAATGCTTCATATAAATCTGGCACTTCGTTTGGATCAAAGAAAGTAATATTTTCTTTATTTTTAAAACGTTTCCAAAAGAAAGCATTTAAACACACACCATAGTCCATATGGCGTACACGAGTCTCTTCTGTACCTTGATTGTTTTTAAGTACAATTAAGTCATCAAACTGATAATGCCAAATAGGATAAAATACACTTGCTGATGCGTTACGGATACCACCTTGACTACATGAACGTAAATCACCAAACCATTTCTTTAAGAAAGGAATCATACCAGTGTGCATGATCTCTCCACCACGGATGGGTGCTCCTAATGGACGTAGTCTGCCAATTTCTAAACCAATGCCTGCACGTTTACTAGCATACTTGGCCATCATTTCACCTGAGGCAAAAATACTATCTAAGTCATCGTCTGATTTAATTAACACGCATGAACTAAATTGTTTTGTAGGAGTACCTAGCCCTGCTAGTACCGGTGTTGCTAGTGTAAACAATCCCTCACTAGCACAGACATAATAGTCTTTAATAAACTTTAATCTCTGTTGTGGATTTTCATTGTGAAACACAGTTGCGGCCGCTATCATATAACGGATCTGTGGTGTTTCATAAATTGTTTTTGTAGCACGATTACGCACAAGATATTTTTCAATCATCTGCTCAATAGCGGCATAACTATAATCTTCGTCTTTAGAATGGTCAATAAATTTTTCCATCTTATTCCATTCTTCTTCTGTGTACCACTCTAATAAAGCAGGAGTATATAATCCTGTAGCAATATTTGTTTTTACTATGTCGTAGAGACGGGGAGGTTGGTATGAGCCATATACATCTTTTCTCAACATTGAAAGGCGTTGCTTACCTGCTACGTATTGATAATTAGTATGCCCTACTTCTGGTTCGTGTTCTACATCAATTAAGTCTACAATAGCACGTAGAGTTATTTCATCAATTTCTCTTGTAGTAATGCCATCATAAAAATGTGGTTGGCTTTTAATTTCAATCATTGACTGACTGACGTCAGCAATTCCTTGACAGACTTTAGCTACTTGGTTTTGCCACTTGGTAAGATCGAGCTTTACTAAATTGCCACTTCTCTTTTTTACTTGAATATCAACATTCACGTTTTGATAACCTCTTTGTTATTTGATTGATTAATATCTGTCTAGATTTAAGTCTTTTTCCTTATATCTGTGTAATAGTTTTACATCAGTTTCTTTCTCTATATCACTTGTATTTACTATCTCGTATGGCCACCAATTAAGAATATATTTCCCATTTTTTAACCAAACTACATTGTGTCTTTCCTTTGTTTTGTAGTCATAGTATATACGTATTTCTGGGTGTGCATTTTTATGTTCACTAAAGTATATAGTATACAATATTCCTAATGCTTTTGCAAGATCACAATAGTAATTTTCGGCTAACATTGTCCATGGATCTGGCCATTCTTTTGGATTGTTTGGATTGACATAATAATTGATATATGGAGCACCACCCCACATATTGGCTACTTCACTGACTGCACTGTCAAGAGATAACTGACCTATTTCCTTGCGGAACTCTTTCCACATG